ATAATGGATATTAAAGATGAGTTACTTCGTTTACCGAAGTCATGGGGTTTCGTTGCCGTTCAAAATAAACGCCCCTATCAAAATGATTGGCAAAAGAACCCTTTAACCCGTTCGCAGTTATTTAAAGAAATATCTGAAGGTCGTTCGACTGGAATCGGTGTAACCTGCGGGACACCTAGCGGCGGTCTTCTCTTTCTTGATCACGATGGTCAATCTGCTTCAGAAATTCTTACAGAAATGGGCTTTTCTGTTGGTTCTCTTCCTCCTTCTTGGATGGTTACATCTGGGCGCGTTGGTCGCTTTCAACTGATTTATAAAGTCCCAGAAAAATATTGGCCGAAGATTAAAACACGCAAATTCCAGACAGGTGTAAAAGATGAAGACGGATCTGTTGAGCAGTTAGAACTTCGATGGAATGGGATGCAATCAATCGTCTGCGGCAAGCATCCGATGACAGACGGATATAGATGGATGGATGGTCGCTCACCTGCTGATCTTGAATTAGCTGAAGCACCGTTAGCCATTATCGAAAAGATGATGGATAAACAAAAGAAAACAAAGCCCGTACCCGTTCAGGTTTTTAATTCAGACATCGACAAGGCTCGTTCTCTTCTTCAATCAATTAACCCCAACCGAATAGATGACTACGACCAATGGTTGAAAATTGGAATGGCTGCTCACTCAGCAGGAGATTCACTCCTTGCAGATTGGGAAGACCTATCTCAGAAGAACAACAAATACAAGCCAGGCGAATGTGCAAAGAAATGGGATTCTTTTAAACGCTCTGGCATTTCACTCGGTACACTTCAAAAATTTGCTAAAGAAGATGGTTGGACTCCGCCTCCTCGCTCTTTTCCTGATTCTGTTGTTCCTGTTGAAACAACTCCGATCCCTTCAAAACTTGAGCAGCTCACATCACAAGAATTAATTTCATTCCTTCGTAAATCAAAGCAAGACATCCGCTTTAATACTTTTTCACACTCAATCGAGATGGACGGTGCAGTTATAAAAAATATTGAACTCTTTTACCTCATGCTTGCCGAGCTTGGGTTTAAAGTCGAAAAACAAATGGCAATAGATTGTTTGCTCAAGGTCGCGCATGAAAACCAATATGATCCCGTCAAACTTTATTTAGATCACGTTTTTTCCGAAGTTGAACCTACTTATATAGACCGTTTAGCAACAGCATATTTAAGACCTCAAGACGCATCCATTGATGAGCCGACTATCTACGATGTAATGCTTAAGGTAACTCTGATAAACGCCGTAAGGAGAGTTTATCTTCCTGGCTGTAAACATGATTCGGCAACTGTTCTTCAAGGTAAGCAGGGGATAAAAAAATCTTCCTTTTGGAGTACGGTCTTTGGCCCCTTTTTCTCGGACGCTCTTGATGACATTTCTTCGAAAGATTCGATATTGACTTTGCACCGATCATGGGGAATGGAATGGGCCGAATTAGATTCGATCACATCTAGAAAACACGCTGGTCATATTAAATCTTTTTTATCTCGTTCTACCGATTTTTTAAGAGTTCCCTACGGTAAAGCTGTAGAAGAATGGCCGCGCCGTGGAATTATTGTTGGATCTTCTAATAAAGAATCAGGTCTGTTATTTGATGACACTGGGAACCGCCGCTTTCATGTTATCCCTTGCACCGCGACATCCATTGATCTTGATTCACTCCAGTTAGAACGTGATGCCATTTGGTCAGCGAGTGTTCAAGCCTGGAAAAATAAGGAGAGTCATTTCCTAACCTTTGAACAGGAAAACCAAATAGAGAAAGAGAACTTAGGTTACATGGTCGATTCACCTTGGCTAACCGTCATCAGTCAATGGTTGAATAATCCTGTTAATCAAATTAAGGATGTGACCATTGAAACGCTCTTAACCGAAGCAATCGAAAAACCAGTGGAACGTCAAACAAAATCCGACACCATGACCGTCTCATCTATTCTCAAAAACCTGAAATATGAGAGAAAGAAAAAAAGAGTGGAGGGAACACCTAAATGGGTTTGGAACCCTCCGAACTCCTAAAGTTCCCACTTGTTCCCACCTTGTTCCCACTACTGGGAACGCTCAAAAATCCCTGCCTGTCTACCTTCTTATTCTATGTTCCCTTTGTTCCTATGTTTTTATATATAAATATAGAAATAGGTATATATGGGGTATATATATAGATCAGGTAAGTTTGTAAGAAAGGTAGGAACACTCGGGAACGTGGGAACGCTATCTAATCTCATTTTTGTCTCATGCATGTCTCAAAAAAGAATCAGCCCGTTGTTGATCGTCTTATTCTTCTCCTCGCTCAATCCGAACATGTTGCGGACGCAATCTTGGATAATGCACTTGATGATCAAGAGCGTTTAGATCCAAAAGTTGCTGCTGGTTTAATGCAATATCTTGTCAGAACTGCAGATATACTCAATGCAGCAGAACAAGCTGACCTTAAGCCTTTATCCAATGAATGAGTTATATTTTGCTTATGGCTAAGAAAGCAACCGACAGAGAAATTGATTGCAGGGTTAATTCTGTCTACAACTTATTGATTAACGGCCACAGCAAAACCCAAGTGGTGCAGTACTGCGCGGAAAATTATAATATTAAATTACGCATGGCTGAAGAATATATATCCCGCGCTCGTAAGCTTCAACAATTAGATGCTGAACTTGAGCGTCCGCAATGGCTTTTATCTGCTTTATCTCGTCTGCAAAATTACGAAGCTCAGTCTGCAAAACGTGGTAATCATCAAGCTGCCCTCCGTGCTGTTGAATTACAAGCTCGGTTGTTGAGGTTTGAGTTAAGTTGACTTCATTAATTGCTGGAATATGTGATAACGAACCGCTTACGGCTTTTGCCTATCAATCTTCTATTAATAGCTTGCCTACTGCGGAAGAAGTTAAGGCGCGAATACTTGAAGGACTCTTACCGCACCAGGAGAAATTCTGTTTAAACACGGAATCGAGAAAACTGGGTCTTGTCTGCGGTTTTGGTGCAGGAAAAACGCATGGCTTAGTTGCTAAGGCTTGCATGATTGCCGCCAATAATGTTGGTTTTGTTAGTGCTGTTTTTGAACCAACTTCACCAATGGTTCGCGACATTCTTATTAGGACTTTTAATGAGCTTTTGGACAAGTGGGAAATTCCTTTCACTTATAGAGCATCGCCTTTACCTGAATTTAAAATAATGTTTCAAGAAGGAAGTCATCAAATATTGCTTAGAACGATCCTGACTTATCAACGCTTACGCGGTCAAAACTTATGCGCCGTTGGTTTTGATGAGGCCGATACAATCCCAATGGGTGAAGCTACTAATGCCATGAATATGGCACTGGCAAGATTGAGATCAGGTAATAATCAACAGTTCTATGCTTCAACAACTCCAGAGGGGTATGGTTGGGCATTTCATACATTCGATAAAGAGGCAACAGAAGACACCGCATTAATTAGAGCAAGAACAATGGATAATCCTTATTTACCAGATGGATTTATTCAGTCACTTGAGCAAAATTATTCCGAGCAATTAATCAAAGCTTATTTAGATGGGCAATTCGTCAACCTAACAACGGGGCAAGTTTATGATCGGTTCTCTAGGGATATTCACGTTAAAGATAATTTCCCAGATTACAGCCAAGAAATATTAAAAATAGGCATAGATTTCAACGTGGATAATACAAATGCTGTTGTATGTGTGCGGGACGGAAATAAGCTCGTCATAATAGATGAAATAGCGAAAGCTCACGACACTGACGCACTAGCTCAGGAAATCGTTAGGCGTTATCCAAATCGTAAAATTCAGGTATTTCCAGATGCTTCAGGTTCTCAAAGATCGACAAACGCAAACGCCTCTAGAACAGATATATCCATATTGCAATCTTACGGCTTTGAAAATATGTCGCCGCGAGCGAACCCCGCAATCAAAGATCGAGTCCAGACTTTGCAAAATCTTCTCTGTAACTCCAAAGGGGAATCACGCTTGGAGGTTAGCTCCCGTTGCGGAAGGGTGATCGAGTGCCTTGAGTTGCAATCGTGGGATGAAAAAACACAACAACCAGATAAGCTTAATGGTTTCGATCACATGAATGACGCATTAGGATACTGTGTATATCGTGAGTTCTCTATTCTGTACGCCCGTGCGGGTAGTAGAACAGGGATTAGAATCTATTAAAGAGGATTTAACGCCGTGGCTTTCAGTGC